GTGAGGCTATGGAGCTTAACCGAGTTAATGATGGTGGAGGAACTTACTTTCGTGATGGGGACAAGGTTAAATACGTTGCTACTGGCGCTGGACCTGAATCCGAAGTACCTAAGATAAATGATTCTACTCCTATGACTCAAGAAGAGGCGATGGGTGTCTTTCAAAACCCTGATGCTACTGAACTGGAAAGACTTGAAGCACGTAGAGCCTTCGGTGGAGAGGTGTACAGCGGAAGCGGCGAAGTAGGAATGTCTACTCCTCCTTCTAATATTACTGTACCTCCAACAAAAGAAAATCTAGAAGCTGAAAGTATTGATAGCTCTATTGCTGACCTCACAGGCATTAATCCTAGTGACCCTGTTGCGCTCGAAGCAGCAGCGGAAAACGCGGTTAAAACTAGTGAGCTAGGTGTAGATTCCTTGAAGAGTATCAGCTCTAAATTATTAGATATTTTTGGTTTGGAAGCTAACGATGTAAGTAGAGCAGTAGGTTTCTACCTGCTATCGAGAGCAACTGGCGCTTCTCATGCAGGCTCTATGCGTTGGGCAGGCGGTACTGTTCTCAAGCAAGCAGAAGCTCGTACTCAAATGAGAAGCAAGAAGGCAGATGCTGCATCCAAAGCTTTTGCGAGTGTTTCTGGTAACTACACTAAAGAAGCAGGTGCTAAGATTACAAAGCTACTACTCGAGGACAAGTTGGTAGAAGCTCAAGCGCTTATGAATGACCCTGCATCTAGAACTGCTCGAGGTAAACTAGGTATTGACGCCAACGCTACTGGAGACTTCTACATAGTACCTGGATATACTAAGGCTATGGAAATATTTGAAGGTTCAGGAGGTAATCGTTATACTAAGACTACTGTTACTGAGAACGGTAAGACTGTAGAGAAGTATGTGCCTATTTCTTCTGAGCAAATGGGTAGTCTTAGAGAGAGAAATCAAGATGATGATATCACATCATACTTGGCTGCAGTAAGAGCACACGTTAACACTTTACCAGAGGACTTGTTTAAACCTGAGTTTGTACAGGACGGTAAAGTCGTCAGAGAAAAAGGTATCTTCTCCGGCAGAAGTAAAGGTGGCGTTACTGAAGATATCATGCGGCTATCTCTCGAGCAAGGGAAGAAGGGGTTACCTGATGACCCTAGAGAGATAATGATGATGGTGAGTAAGGCAGCTGCCCTAGCTAAGAGTGCAGGGGTTAAAGATATTAACGCTGAAACTTTATTCGAGATGCAGATAGTAGGTGGTGACACTCTATTTGATCAGGGTAAGATCAGTAAGGACGGAGAACTAGTAGCTTCATCTAAGATTAAATCTTTTACTACTGACTTCCAAGATATACTAAGTAACGATCGTGAAGATATTAGCGCGGCTATCAATTCTGCTGCAAGTAATTGGAATCCTGAAATGACTATGGAAACGGTTAAGGATTCCACTAACTATGTTGGCCTTACTCCAGCACAAAAGGCTAAAGTAGATTCTGCTCCATCATCTTTCATGGCGTTATCTCTTACAATTGCATACCAATATAAAAACAAGAATGAAACTTAAAACAAATAGGAGGCAACATGAATACCTTTAAACTAAATATCCCAGAGCCAATGGATGTTGCCTCTTCCTTACCTGTTAATGATACTTTTAAAGTAGACTTTGAACCAAAAGACAATACGTTATTTGATTTAAATGGTACTCAAGTGTCAGGCAGACTTATTGACGGAGACACTGTAGCTTACACTGATGCTTCTGGAAACAAGGGCAGTGTCAGGTTTGGATTTGGAGATGCAGGCGAGACAGCAAAGATTACTCCTGATGGGGTTTTCTCTGCTGGTTCGTATGCAGGCTCTACTCAGTATGAAGAGATAGCCAAGCTAGCACAGTCTCAAGGCTTCAATAAGATTGTTATCACTGGAGATAAAGACCCTTACGGTAGACAGGTCGGTGATCTTGAGAACTCTGCTGGTCAAAGATTTTCTGAGAAATTAATTACAGAAAATATAGTTAAGCCCTCAATGTATTTAGGTGAAGGTGTACAAGACAAACAGTATAACCTTGTGCTAAAGCGAGGCATTAATCAGAACATGGCTTGGCTTAATGGTGCTGAGAAAACACTTACTCCTTGGCAACAAGCAAGTGAAGTTGTAGAAAGTGTTGTGTCACAAAGCCCTACTATGATTCGTACTATGGCTGACACTTCAGATGAACTAATCTTTGGTTCTCGTGGTTATAGTAATGCTATCAAAGCAGAGATGAAGTCACTAGAAAAAGTTATTAACGACCCCAGCATGGACAAAGAAGCCAGAGAACTCGCTAAAGAACAGTATAAAAAAGCTTCAGAGATGCTGCAAGTCAATACTAACTATGATAATCCATTCTACGGTTCTCAACAACAGATAGAAGAGGCAGTAAGTAGAAGAGCAGTTGCTCAACCAGGGACTTTTGCTGGCTGGGTTAATGCCAGTAAACGTTCAATAGTAAACCTGGAAAGCTCTGCCGCCACCTTCAATATCTGGTCTGGGGACTTAGTCAACAACGAGGGCTGGCAACAGTGGGGAGATGACTGGGCTTCTGAGACAGAACAGAAGTATAAAGGTATTAACACCTCCGTAGATCTGTTCGACATCAGAGGACCGGGAGATGCCTTTAAGTGGGCTACTGAAACCGCCATTGAGTTTTCACCACAGCTAGCTTTAGTTTATGCTGGTGGTAAAGCAGGTGCTATTGCAGGCACAGCAGTGGCTCCCGGTGCAGGTACACTAGTAGGTGCTGCTCTTGGCTCCGTCGGTGTAGGTTTTTCTTTGGCTGTAGGTCAGATATATCAGAGTATGCCTGAAGGAGAGAAAGATCCTCATATCGCTGCAGGACTAGCGCTTGCTGTCGGTGCTGTAGATGCTTTTGGTCTCAAGGGAGCAGGCCTTACAGGTAAAAACATGCTTACTAAAGAAGGTAAGGAATTGTTTGTAGACTCTATTATGAACGAGAAAGGTGTAACTAGAGAGATAGCAGAAGCTCAACTTAAGAAACATATTGCAGGCACTCTGGCTGACACAGGTAAAACACTACAAGAGTTTGCACAAAAACAAATGCTGCAACGCCAAGGCTTTGAGAGCTACGTTAAGTCAGCAGTAAGAGCAGGTGGCCGTGAGGCTGTAACTGAAGGTCTACAGGAGATCATCGCACAAGGAGGAGTAGCTGCTCTCACTTCAGAGACAATCAACTGGACTGAGCTGGCTAAAGATGTTACTCGTAACGCAGCAGCAGGTGGCTTGATTGGTGGTGGTTTTAACGCAGTAACCCAAGGCAGAGTTACTGATGGTCTAGATACTCTCAATGATGTTAATGCAATAATCTCTGCATTCTCACCTGAGTCTAACAAGCGTAATGATTTAAGTAGAATAGAAGAGAATCAGAGACAGGTATCAGGCGGTGTTAAGAAGTCTGTGGGTGCTGTTTCTTCTGAGGTCAGAATGAAAGCGGAGTCAGTTAATACTCAGCCTCTCAATTCCGTCCCACTCACTACTAAACAAAATATCAAGAAAGGATTTAAAGGTTTTTTAAAAGACCCTATGTCTGCGTTCAGAGCCACCGATCGTAAGCTAAATAAATACGCCTTCAAAGAAGATGGTACGTCTAATAATAATATACAAACTATTATGGGGCTTATAAACCGGGATGCAATTTTTGTAGGCACTAATGCTCATTCCGAAATCGATTATCAGAGAGGACAGATCATATCCAAGCTACCTTCTCTTAACGCTGCATTTAAATCTACTGGTGCTAAGAATACCGCTGACTTTGAAAAGATATTACAAACCGACCCCTCTCTTCTTACTCAGGAACAGAATGATGCTATCCAAACCCTCAGTGAAGACATCGATGGAGTAGAAGATTTGGTTGCTGCTTTGATGGAGCAATCAGGTGATAGTGGTTTAATCACTGCCAGACAAGTTAGAGAAGAGGGAGCCTTACTTGCAGCTAATTCCTTTGACTCTAAAACTATAGATGAAGATTTTATTACGAGCTTGATTGGACAGCCTGCGCGAGTGGGTACAGGTAATGTGCCACCTATTATAATTAATAGGGAGTTTGCTACAACACTTGCAGAAGGTATTAAGAGTGGTAACTCTCAGTTACAAGACATTGCTATGCTTAGAAGTACCCCTTTAGCTCAGACCAAAGATTTCCGAGATAAGTATGAGACTAAGAATACTCTTGCTGCGATCATTAATACAGCGGATAGGCTTATTTCAGATGCAGTACTTACAGACAGATTTGGTAGGGACGGTACAAGTATAGCTTACTTACTAGATCAAGCCAAGGTTGAAGGAGAGATAGATGAGAACACTTACAATGAGTTAGTCGAGTGGTCAACTAATTTAATGTCAATCTACCGAGGTACGTATCAGAAAGTAGACAACCCTTATCTGAGAGCAGTAAACAACACATTGATTACTACTACTACTCTACGCCTTATGGACATGAACGCCTTTGCTAACGTAGGTGAGATGTTCTATGGTACTATTGGATTGACAGGCAAAGAAAAGGTAAAGTACCTGGGAAGAGTAACTAAAGCTTTCTTGCAAGGTATTACTGCGGATTACTATTCTGTCCCTGCAGAAATAGGTATGCCTTATACACCTATTGATGTAAGAGATCTGAGCAACAAAGAACTAGCGCGGCTAATAGAGTCAGGGCATGTAGTTACTGCTAACGATATTCTATATACTGAGGGCGTTAACACTACTTCCCCTTTCATGCAACAGACCATGAAGATTTTCTATAAGCTTAACCTAGTTTCTGCACAGACTAACGCTATTAGGGGCGCTCGTATGAGCTTCGCTCTTGATTCTATCAGTAAATTGTTAGAGAAAGTACGTGTGGACGCGGAGGCAGGACAAGTGTCTGATACTGGTCGTTGGGCTAGAGATAGACTTAATAGCTATGGCTTAGATCCTGATCGTTTAATTACTGCTATTAAGAAATACGGTAACCTAGATGAGGATATAGTTAACTCTGATGCAGTAAGTATTCCTGACGCTGCTTTCTTAGCAGATCAAATACGATTAGCACAGATAAACTTTACTGATGAGTTCTCCGCCAGACCACAACCTGGATCTACTCCTGCTATCTTTGAATCAGAAGTGTTCAGACCTTTTAGCCAATTTAAAAGGTTTCTTGCTCACGTAACAGCCAATATTACGCCTAATCTGTGGAGTAATTATATTAAGACCGCACCTCCAGGTACTTCTTATAATACTTTCAGCTCAGTTATAACTATCATTATGACAGCTTATGTGGCTCAGGCATTTAAAGATACTGTTACTTACGGTGAGACACCTGAGTGGATTGCGGATGAGGACGAAGAGTTTTTCCGTTCAGCTACCTACAGAGCCATTAACTATACTGGTTTCTTAGGTACACCTGAGTTAATACTAGAAGAACTAAATAGTATCTGGAGCAAGGGGGCTAAAGCTGCTGCAGGTGGGGACAATGGTATTATGGCTACTGCACTCGAGGCAGCAGGCATAGCACCCTCTCTAGGAGTAACCCAATCAGACATTAAAGCATTGAACGAAGGTGGGGAAAGAGCCACTGAAAGACTAGTGGGCATGGTACCGTTCTTCGGTAGTCTTGCTGTAACCAAAGACCCTTTAATAGACTTGTTAAATCAAGCTAATAAGTGAGAGATAAAATATAATGTTGAATATACAAGGCAAAGCCGGGCTTCCGACAGCTGGAACTCCCGCACGACCAACATATAATCCTAACATAGAACAACCAGTACAACAGCCTGTGTTTATGAATCCACAAGATATTATGGAGAACATACAACAGACTGTACCTGTCACTGGAGGCATGGAGGCAGGAGTGGGTGCGTTAGTAACACCTACTCCTACTCAAGGAGTGGTTGTACCAGAACAAGAACAAGTTCTTACACCTGAACAGATCTTTGCATCTCAAGCAGAGTACAATGCCTCTACTGAGAGACAGTTTGCTACCCCCACTACAGCGCCAACCTTTACTAACTCAAGCGGTCAAGCGAGTAGCGGAGTATTACAAGAGTCTCTTGAGTCTATCACAGCTAACATCTCTGCCCCAGAAAATAAACTAAGTAATATCACTTGGGACCAAGATGACGCTGCTTCGCTTATTAATTTCGGAGAGGCACAGACTGCTAGATTCAATGATCCTAACTCTGCTTGGGCAACCCAACTAGGTGGTGCAGTAGAACTCAATGATGAATCCAGAAGAACAGTGGAACCTATCCTTACCGTGGCAGGCGCTAACTTACTGAGTGGTATTAACAGTCGTAAGTTTGAAAAGACTATGGCAAGTACAGATAATAGTGATGTAGATTATTATTCCCAAGCCATCGGCGAAGAAGGTACTTCAACTAAAGATATGATCGCTGATCCCGTAAGAGAAGTATTTGAAGCAGGTGAACCTATGCTTAACCAAATGGTATCTTCGGTTACCGATGATATGGTTAAGTTGAGTACTACACCTAATTCTGCCCCCACTCCAGAGTCTATTCAAAGCTCTAGAGATCAAGCGATGACCTTTATCAAAGATCTAACCGATCAGGGTCAGATTAAGTGGGCGCGGAGTAAGAAAGGTAAAGTCATACCGTTACTAGGAGATACTCCTGCGATTAATATGGATTCTGCAAGCAAACTGTCGCAATTGTATGATGTGTCTAGCCGAGGCTCTACAGTTACCAGCTTGAAAGCTCCTAAATTCCCTGCGATGAACGCGAGTGTACTTAGTGATGCTGTTAAAAAGGTATTCATGGACAAAAGAGGTTCTGTAAAATCTACTGACGCAGCAGAAGCCTTTATCCAACTGCAAGGTAGCATTCCTATCGGCGTTAACCCGGTCCTCTATTCTATTCAAGAGAAAATGTTTAAAACAGTTATGGATAAACAGGATCCTGTGTTTGATAGTACTCTATCTGAGCTGGATACAGTATACAAAGAAGGCTTGGTTAAAAAACATAACCAAAATAAAGCAGAGTCTATCATCAACCAAAAATATCAGCAGCTAGAGAAAGAGATGAATGACATCAAGGTGAGAGCAGAGGAGAAAGTACCCAGTTACTTAATCAACAAGCAATCACCCGCTACTCTTCGGTACTTCCATATATCTAATAACCTAAGTATCATGGGACAGAAAGGTACTACTCGTGCTTCCTTTAGTTTCTCTGGAACACAGCCAGTGCGTATTGATTCCAACTCTGGTCTATGGTCTCAAGGATCTCCGAGAGCAGTGCAAGTGGCTACGCGAGTATACAGGGGTTCTACAGGTAAGGGTATTGAGCGAGGCCAAAATGTACAAAGAGCTTTGAACAACCTTAAAAGCAACAATCCCTCTGAGTTCCAAGCCATTAACATGTACTATAATCTAGGTGCACAGATGGCTAAGCACATTGATCCTGACTCTGCTAAAGTATTTTCTCGGGATACACTGAATAATAAACCTATTTCTAAATGGGCACCTTTAGATTATATTACTTTCGGTACTACTATGTTAGGTAAAGCGGCTATACTAGGTAAGGAACTAATAGATGCTAATAACAATGATACCCTCTCTGAGTTCGCAAGAAATAATTCTTGGATGACAGAGAAAGGAGAATGGCAGTATCCTAGCTCTGTCTTGATTGATGCGTACCAGATCTCTGTAACACCTCAAGGTGAACACATTAGGTTGCAGAACATGATGGAAGCAGACGCCAGACAGTCCAATGCTGGTTTGATCTCCATTATTGTAGGTGACACTAGTAGTGCGTCTATCTTGGGTCTACTACCACAAATGTTAGACACTAACGCGGAGTTACACCCAGGTCTACGTGAAAAGATCTGGAGTACCGTGGACGAAGATGTTAAGGCTACCTTCACTTCACAAGACGATGGCCCCTATAAGGCAGCGTGGGGTAACCTACTTTCTGCTTTACAAGAAGCCAGAGGTAGCCGCGCAGCCAAAGACTATGGCCGTGGCCTTGTTGTTGCAGGCTTGTATGGTAAAACAGCACAAAAGATGTACTCTGAAGCAGAAGACTTCTTCGATAAGGTTAATAGAGCAGCGGTAAGCAGCCCAGTACTTAATGAAGCTTGGTCTGAGCTAAGATCTACTTATGCAGGTGACAACCTACGTATGCTTAATGATATGACTGACCTGTATACTTACTCTATGGAAAAACATATGAGTAAACTTAACGGTTATCAGGTCACTATGCGGGCGCTGGGAACTGCTATGGCTGCTATCAACGCACCCTCTACTATTACTAATATGCTCGGCGGTGTACAGGAGTTGTCTGCAGGTAATATCTCTCCCGAACTAGAGCAGTCAGTTAATGACCAAGTGGTTGACGGGTTGAATATCAAGACAGACAAGATTGCGGGTATGAATATACCTCGCTTCACCGTTCAGCGGGATTACGCTGGAGCAGCAGATGTGCGTCTTGATGGTGATCAGGCTGTTGAGTATCGTCCAGGAACTAAGCAACGAAACGCTTGGCCAGTAGATGTGATTCAAGGTGGTGACTCTACTATAATGACACTAGCAGTCTTGGCGATGAATAGCCCTGATGGTGGATTTAAAGGTAACCCAGTACAAGCGGTAGCAATTCATGATGCACTTATTACTGGACCTGAGGGTCACTTGCTTGCAACCAACGCTTATAACAACATAGCCATCCCTGCTTACGCTAAACAAGCACCTAATATGATGACTAAAGTAGTAGAAGGTTACAATGATAGGCTCATGTACATCAAGATGAAACATGGAGATGAGGGTGCTAACATTGGTACCCGCTTTCTTGGGGAAGAAAGCAATAACAATTCTTTCCACGGGTTAACTGGTTACTTCGATAAGATGTATGACAATGTTTACGGTGCGGCTTCTCAGCTGGAAGTAACTGCACCTGACTTGGCTGTAAATAACAATCAAGACACTACTTTCCTGGAGCCGTATCAGCTAGCCAGAAGTAAATCTAAAAGGGATACTACTATTAGATCTAACTTGAGAAACAAAGCTATACTGGAAGCAGCTGCCGCTCATGGCTGGCTACCTCCTACAGAAGCTAATGTTAAAGCAAGAGAGTTTAACAAAGTAGACGGTAAAGATTTTGTGGCGCTGGTAGACATTATGAGAGCTAGCTCTGGTTTACTTAACCGAGGAGAAAGACTACACACAAGTCTAGGTAAGGCCTTCGGTAAGCTACCAGTAGACGTTAGGCCTTCATTAAATAGTTTAGCTAGACATAACATTCGTTATGGTAAAGGCACTACTATGGAGAACAGTGGTTTACTAGAAAGAATGACGTCGCAGTCATCACTAGGAAACAATGTTATTAAATCACTAACTGAAGCCAACAATGAGATCACTCATATGGTTCCAGCTTAAACTTAAATACCCCCAGAGTACAATTATGTACTTTGGGGGTAATTTTTATTTATCGTAAGAGCACATCTTGCGTGCTAACTTACGTGACTCGTTGTAAGCCTTATCTGCAGCGGCAATTGCCTTGCCTTTACCAAGTCCTTCTGCCATACCATTACGGATATTGCGTTGACGTTGAGCCTCTGCCGCAGCCTTATTAATACTAGGTGTATAAGCTAAACCTGGGCTTAAGTCTAGTTCCTCTACTAGCTCCATGTCGTCCATGTTCATTTCTGATTCCAAAGGAATTACACCTTGTCGGTACATCTCTGCACCCACGTTGTAAGACTTCTTAGGGCTGTTATCTGCCATGTTAATGTTCCTCTGTGTGTAAGATACCGTTGTGTGCTAAGTACAGATCATATTGTTCTGCACCATCACTGGGCTTGTCTTGTTTAGAGATAAAATAATCTCTCATGTTTTCTTTATTGTAAGCGTAGAAAGAAGGATCAATACCTTCTATCTCGCAGTAACGTTCATCGGTCATTAGCGGTTGTTTCTTCTTACTAAGTAGATACCGATCACGCAACGCAAACCAATTGTAATGGATTTTGTCTGTCATGTTTTTACCTACGAGAAGAAGTTACGAGAGCCAATGACTTGAGTTATATCTAAGTCGCCCAGCTCTGGCACTTCTACAGTGCAGTTGTTATTAGTTACGTACTTCTTAACTGCTTCCAAAGGGTTACTATCACTATACATAGTGACGAACTTGTCTTGGGTTAATTGTTTTAATTTGTCAACATCAGATGCATGGCAGCTAAAGCTATCATGTACGGCACCGAAGTTAACACCGAAATCATCAATCACTAGAGCCATATGAGTAGCATCCTGTGAGTGAATATAGTTAGGAGAGATACCTGCGCTGGCTTCTCTTCTGTTAGTTGTATCCAAGTATATCTTAGCTACATGGTTGATACGACCAGGTTGTTTAGATGCACCACCAATTACACCACGCAAGGTAGACTTACATGTGTCTTGTCGTGTAGCATTAACCTTATATATCACTGGGAAGCCTGACTTAGTCATCCAACGAATGTCCTCTCCTGCATGACCGTTTACCAGTACTAACTTACACTCAGAGATCTTAGAGTTAATCTTGTTTAACGCAAGAGTGTTTTCTTCTGTAGGATTAGCCTTCTGTAACTTGTTAGCCTCACGAGCTAGCTTCTTATACTTGTTTATCTTAGCGTGAGATACCTTCTTACCTGCAGTATCTTGGTACTCGAATGTACCTAGTTCCCATTGCGCTAGTTCTTGTAAGAACTTCATAGTGGTTTGAGAACCAGGACAGACTGCTTCGATCGCCTTAAGTATATGAGTACTTAAATCATCACAATCAATCTGAGTAATGTTGTATTGTTCATCGGCACCTGCCTGTACGCAATCAGAGTACATAGACTCAGCTATTGTTTGTGCACCTGCAGAGTAAGCGCGAGTCATCGTGGCTCTCTTAGAGATTAACTTACGTATCTCTGCATAAGACATTGGTCTATCTTTAAAGAAGTCCGGTGCTAGTTCAACTAACTTTTGTGCTACCTTAACGTATAGATCATGTGGTACTGAGCTGTCACTGAGTGCTACTAGATTACCTGTCTTACTATCCCTAGATAGCGCAGCAGAGTGTTGATAACCGTTACATGTACCATCAATAGCTACAGGTATGCTGGACGTAGGCACTAAGCCTTGGGTCTCCATGTCTGCAATATCGCACCACTCTATACAACAAGCTAGAAACACCACTGTCTTTTCACAGTCGTGTAGCACACCGTTATCCGCAGTAGATTCGATTAGATCCCAGTTGTTATTAAACCAGTTAACTCTATCTTCGAGAGAGAACTTATCTACGCTGATAGTGTCGATACCTTCTTCTTCCAACATAGATTTATAGTCTTCTTCAACCCAATCAGGGATGCTATCTACGTTATACTTCTCATTATAAGAGTTAGCAGTATGAATAGCTAAAGCACGCTTACCTTCATCATCAATCGCTTTGCTTTCACTGAAAGACATTAGTCCCCGAGCAATATCATTACCTTGATAGTTCATGTAAGGTTCTTTATAATACACTCGACCACGATAATCTAAGTCTACTAACGAGTAGAATTTATCCCAATCAACTAGTTGTTTAGCCTTACCTATAGTGGTTTTAATCTCAGCGCGTTTAGCTCTTACCTGGAGTGGACGTAAAGTTTTCTCCCACTCTTTAGCGATAAGATTATATGCAGACTTATTAGCAGCACTAGGATCTTTCTGGTACTTCTCATAAGCTGTTTTAAGTAAGCTCTTAGGGATAGCCTTACTGTACATAGGAATATCTTTAGGCATAATACTATCTAGGTTATTTAGTAGAACACTTAGTACCTTCGGATTAATCTTCCATGATGTTTGCTGTAGATTATTAGCTGCACGTACAAAAGGAGAGTTAATGTATGTATTATTGAAAGCATCTTTCTGCTCTTGAGGTGCAGCTATACCCCAACGTTTAATCAGAGGGTAATTCTTAGGCTGCATAATATTGCTAATATCCTCTGGCTTTTCATCCACAGTATATACGAGTAAGCCTTTACTTTCTAACAATTTAAACTCACCGATCTCTTCCCAGCGTTCTGTTGGTTCAATCATATAGGGAGCTTGTGCGTTGTAAGCGCCAAAGCCTTCTGCTCTCTTTACTATGATAAACCCTGACTGTAGGTAAGCCTCCAGAACAAGATCACCTGTCCTGATTGCTTGTTGGAAGCTACATTTGGTGTTAAAGTATTTAGTAAAGATGTGTTCACCTATACCAACACTAACCTGAGTTACTTTAGCTAGACCTACTGGTTGTTCAGGATACTCCCGAGTAAAGTTAGATGACATCTTATCGAAAGCCACTTGAACGATGTTGGGGATATTATCTTTGTAACCAGAGGTAGTACGTATTATTTGTGCGCCCTTGTTTGCTTTCGGGTTGTTCATATTGACGCTTGAAACTTTATTGATTAGATAATCCACCACTTCATTTAGAGGGTCTTTCATGTTATCTTGCATTAGTTATTCCCTTTTAATAATGGACTACAATTATATGCCGAGGTTACCTAGCATACTATCATATAGTCCGTCTTGTAATCTACCTGTATCGTGATCATAAGTACAGGTACCTGCTGGACCTGTCTTGCCTGTATAACGAGACTTAAGGATAGATAGAGTAATAGTGTTTCTTTCCTTCTCATCTGTTGCTGCAATGTTACGTGAGAAAGCTAAGATATCGTGGGAGATTTGTTTAATAGAACCAGAACCACGGATATCATCTACAGTAGGTAACCGACCCTCTTCAAAGGACTGCCCGGTAGTAGACATTTTTCTTAGGTGAGACACTAAACCGATCCATACGTTATGTTGTTTAGATATACGCAGAAGATCATTCATTACCTTATCGATAGCCTCATTGCCTGTCAGACCTTCCGCACCCTCAGATACAAGGATAGTGATGTGATCAATGAAGAGATACTTACATCCAGACAATGCCATATACTCTAGCTGAGATATGATTCCGTTAGACATAGAACCACAGTGATCTAGCACCATAACTCTGTCAGCAAAGGTATCGAAGCCTACACGAAGATCATCAAGCGGTATCTTCTCTGCAGCAGGGTTACGATTGATTGCCATACCTGCTAACTTACGAGTAGTCTCTGCTGGACTCTCTTCCAGTGCGATGATACCTACTTTGTCCTGTGTGTTGGCTACAAGATCTAACACGATCTCACGGAGCATAGTAGACTTACCCGCACCTGTACCTGAAACCCACAAAGCAATCTCACCCAGACGCATACCCTTAATCTTATCATTAAGACCTGAGAAACATTCAGGATAGGGCTGAGACTCTACATCATTATACTCTACTAGCTTGGTCCATAAGTCTTCACCAGTACAGATACCTTGAGGGCTGTACGTTTGCGCATCCCATATACCTCTCAGTACTCCCATGTGACCCACGTCCATCAGCGCTTGTGACGCATCCTTGAGAGCAGTACGGGCAACCTTTACTTTATCAAATCCGATAGCGTTAGCTAGCTTATCTACAGCAATATCACCTGCTTCATCGGTATCAATGAATAAGATTACCTCTTCGAATGAACGAAGATAGTCTCTGTTCTCTACCACAGCCTTTAAGTTGGATGCAGAAGGAATAGAGACTACAGGATAGATAATACCTGTGTTGTACTTAGAGTAGGCCTCAGCTACAGCCAGCGTATCTTCTTCTCCCTCAGTGATAACAATTCTTTTACCACCACCTGGAAAGACATTCTGACCGAACAAGGTGAGAGGTAACTTACCTTCCACTCTAAAATCTTTGGGGAACAAACGTTTCTTATTACCTACTACCACATTGTTTTCGTAGTAAGGATAATACACAGCATTAGTACCACCTGTAGAAGACACTTCCCGCTTGACTCCGAACATCTCACACACCTTTACTGATATGTTACGTTCAGCGGATGTGCCGAAAGGTAATGAGTCAAATGACACTACGTTACTCTCCTCTTCTTTGATTTGATTCTTAAAAGCTTTCTTATTGCTATCACAATCAGGGGTGAAACACCACGAAGATCCATCATCATATTCACAACGGTTATTGTTTGATCCACAAGAATCACATGCAGTCTTTCTTAATATCTTACCCATTAGCTATACTCCTAGCTGTTTGTACATCATGTATTGGTCGAAGGCTTCGTCAAGAGTTAGATCAGAGTTCAGCCAAGTTGTCTCTGATACTATGTGTTCCTTTAGCTTGTTAATTGCTTCTTCAGGACTCCCAGCTGTCGCTGTCGAGTGTATCCAACCCTGATTCAAAGTCGCTTGATACATCAGAGGTACTGTCCAGTCCTCCTCCACTGTTATCCCGTACCTCAGAAATAAGTCTTGTTCCTTTTCGTATGTCGTATCGGTCATCCATACTCCTCTTAAGATAGATCAGATCCATATTAAGTTGTAGATTGTCTTCCCAACCTCGTCCGAATGTATTTTGCCAGAATGTTTTAACGGTATCTAAGTGTTTAGATACGTGTACACCCTCCATTACCTTTGCTGCCTTAACTTTACCAATACCTTTGAGTCCTGGAATATTATCTACCGAGTCACCCATAAGTACTTGAGTGTGCAACAACAAAGAAGCATCTTCTTCTGTTACATTAGTATACTCTTTCTTCCGAGTATTAAAATGCAGACCCGGTACTTGAAGTAAATCTTTATCGATACTTACAATGATACCTGGCTCCTCAGTACTCCACATAGCTAACAGATCATCTGCCTCCATGTTATCAGCACGTACTGCCTTCCAGCCGTTCGCTAGATAGTCGTAAGCATAAGCAAAGAACTCTTTCTCTTGTTCCGTAAGCTCTTTCTTTCGATTACCTTTATAAGCAGGGTAAATATCTTTACGAAAGTTACCTTCCCCTTTAATAGCTATCTTACCTGTACTGCCTTCAAGATCACCCATAATACCAGCGATTGTTTGATCTAGTTTCTTCTTGATATCTTTAGTTGTGTTAGCACCCCAGATAGATTGATATACTAGAATGTCTCCGTCAATGTATATATTAATACTCATCATCTTCTACCTCTGTTATGTCAATGTTACCTAGGTGTAAACCTATAACTAGATCTACTACCTGCTCGTATTCACGTTGTAGTCGCCATATCTGGTAAGCTTGAAACATGACTATTAGAATCAGCAAGTAGATTATCTCTACTGTTTCCATTGTAGGAAGTACTCCTGTAGCTCCTGATACCCGCCTATATGGGTACCATCGATTACAATTTGAGGCACAGTATTACCTAAGGTGGACTTAACTAGATCTATCTCATCAGGCTCTTTATTGAGGTTGATCTCCTCTATAACATAATTTGATTGAGAATGCAATAAGTTTTTAGCCATCTCACAAAATTCACAGTTATCTTTAGTATACATAGTTACTGTGTGCATTAGTATACCTTCCCATTTAACATTTCTTTTTTGTCTTCATAGGGCGCTACTACTTTACGGTAAAACTCTTGTTGAGCACCAGACAAGGCACCCATTACATCATTAAGAGTACTATAACTGTATTCTCCTTTATCCTTAAGATAGTCAACTATCATTGCAGCAATTAAATACTGTAGCTCACCAGCGTTCTCTG